TAACTTCAGGCCTTCGGGCTGAGAGGATGAGCCCAGGCCATAGAGAGCGACACGCGCTTGCTCTAGCGCCATCACAGTAACAAGGTCGTTACGGACGAACGTTTCAACGTCGATGGAGCTTTGCAGCACCAGCGAACGAGAGAAGCGGGTCCAAGCGCTCATTTCCTTGAGGGTCATCGTGACCTGGCCCACACTGGGCTCGGACTCGGTACCCGCAACGCCTTCGCCCTTCCAGTAAACCTGGCTGGCACCGGTTTGCTTGGGGATGCCCACCGGGCCGGTAAGCCCGGCAAGGATCGTGACACCCAGGCCGGTCAAGAAATTGCGCTTGCGCAATAGCTCAATAAACGAACCGGGGCGGGCATCGGTGAAGATCAGATCGCCAGCACCGGAAGCAGTCCCGGCAGTCAGTGACCGGCTGAGCACGTCGTTTGCGATCAGCATGCCCTTAGGGTTAAGGCCCATCCGTTGCGCGGTGGCATTGCTGACCTCGCGCTCGAAGGCGGCCTCTTCCTGGAAGGAGCGCTCGTTGGGGAAGAGCTGGGCGCGCATGCACTTCAGAAAACTGAACGAACGTGCCTCCCTGTCGGTCAGGCCAATGTCAGCAGATCCGCCGGCGATTGGCTGAGCAGGGGTGGTAGGGGTGGCGGGTTGCTTGGTGCGCTTGGCGATGGCGCCCAGCACGGCGCGCATGGCATCGGCCTCGGTGGCGCCGGATGCGATCAGGTTGCCGGCTAGATCGTCAACGCCATGCTCGCGGGTGAGGCTGGTGATCGCCGCAATGCGGCCACGCTCAGCGGTAACGGCATCGGCTGCAGCCGCCGCCCGCTCCTGGGTCAGGTCAACAGTTTCCATGGTGAAGGGAGATTGGGTTTGGTCTGCGGCCGGGACCGCGATTGTGGTATCGAGCTGGCGCCCGATTCCGACGGAGACATCAGCAGGAACCGACACCACCGAAACCTCATGGGGCTGCCATGAGGTCGCAACGATAGAGCCGTCGCGTGCCTGATCTGCGTCGTTGATGTTGTAGCCTACGGAGACATTGCGCAGGATGCCATCACGGATGTCGGCCAGCTTTTCCTCAGCAAATGCTGAGCGGCTGAACCGAACTGCGACCATCCCGCGTTTCTTCTCGCCGTCAATCCAGCCGCGCTCTACAACGCCAAGCACTTGATCTAGATTGTGATTCCAGAGCAGGGGCGCGCCATCGTTGAGGCGGGTCAGATCAACAGCTTCGGAGTCGTGGCTTAGCACCTCGTCTCCAAACCACCGAGCTACCGGGGCCTCGCTGCTGAAGCTGAACTCCAGCGATCGTGATTCCTCTTTAACCGCGCTGGCATCGAATGACGCAACGCGGCGGAGTGGCTCACGGTTGAGGTCTCGATGTTGCACCGGAGAGGCTGTATCTGGCATCAGGCTATGGACGTTGCTCATTAGGCCAAATCCTCCGTGTCGTTGCCGGGCTTGCTACTGCTGGCATCGGCTGCGGTGTCATCTGGTGCATAGGGGTCTTGCGGGATAATTGATCCCACTGGCCGAGCCTGGGTTAGGCCGGCGCCTGAGACCTTGCCGGCGTCAATGTCAAGGGTCAGACCCAGTTGTTGTGCCATCTCTCGCTCTGCCGCCAGGTCGCGCATCAGCTCGGCCAGATCGCCGCCCTGCTCAGCTACAACCTGCGCCTGCGTCATGAAGCCGCAGCGGACAGCATCTTTGTAAGCGCCGATTTCTACCTGTGGATCAAGGAAGCCCCAAGCCCTCGGATACCAGCGCACGGCCTGATAGCGATCGCGGAGGGTCTCGTAGTTGGGCAGCAATAGATCACCAACGCCAACGGCTGCATCCATCCACCTTTGAAATATTGGCCGATAGAAGTGCTCAATGGCGTATTGCTGCTCGCCCTTCCACATCTCAATCGAATCCTGGCGGCTCATTCGATTTGAGCTGTAGTTGCTTTGGCTGTAGTCATTACTGACCTGCTCAAAACTGCAGCCGGTTGATGCCGCAACGCCACGCAGCATGGCCCGCAGGAATGGTTCAAACTGCCCGTCAGGCGCGTCAAGTTGAGGCACGCTGACCGATTCACCAGGCGCTAGGTATTTGAAAACCCCAGGCTCAAAGTTGCTGACGCGCTCGGCGTCGTAAACGTCATCACCAATCAGCTCGCCTTCAGGGCTGGTGATAAATCCCATCAAGCTGCTAGTAGCGCGGGCTCGCACCACCTCGGCTTCTTGGTAGCCGGCCAGGTGATGCAGGCTCTTGATTGCTGCAGCAAACCATGGCACGCCTCGCGTCTGGCCGGGGCGCTCAATCCGGCGCAGATGAATTACTTGATCGGCCGGCACGTCAGTGACTGAATAACCCACCGATCCCGACACGTCGCCTGGGTGCCGTGTCCTGAAGCGATAAGCAGTAGGCCGGCCCCAACGGTTGACGCGCACGCCCATCCGCCACTCACCACCATCGACCTCTGGTCCTGATGTCTTGCCCTCGTCAATCAGATCGGCCTCAAGGATCTCCAAAGCCAGCGGCACAATGCCGGCGCCCATGGCCTCCGGCACCAGCCGAATAAACGCCTCACCAGATTCAGCCATGGCACGCCATGCCAGCCGGGCTATTTCCTGCAGGCTCAGCTGGCCGGCAGCGTGGCAAGTGTCGGCGTGGCACCAGTGGGCCCACTGCCGTTCAATGGCGTCGTTGATCGTGGTGTCTGATCTGCCGCCGTTGGCCGCCGCCGGCACCTGAGCCTGCATCCTGACCCCGGTTCCAATCACGTTGGAGACAATGCAGCGCAGCGCCTGCTGCGCGTAGCCGTTGTCCCTGACCAGTTGCCGCGCCCTATTGCGCAGCCGCACCAAGCTGCCATCAATCTCAGCGTCTGCCGATGTCGAAGAGGTCACCCAATCAGCCGTCAGCCGCGACACCATGGCGCCTTCGTAGGCGCGGCGACGTCGTGCGGATGAAGCGGGGGGCTGTGGTTTCTTGCGCCTGCTCATTTTCCAAACCTCACAAACAACGAGCGCGGATCACCCAGGCCGGCAGCCACCTTCTCGGCGGCACGCTCGCGGGCGACGATTGCTTTGAGCTGTGATTCCCGTTGCATCAGCTGGGCTAGGTCGGCGGCGTCAAACTTCCTGCTGCCGATCGTGTAACTCTTGGCGCCCTTGCTGACGATTGCGCGGATCGCAGCTTGCACCGCCGCAAGGTCTTGCTCAGCCTGGCTCTGTCCGTTGAAGGCGGCAGGCTGGCCGGAGTAGTTCAGGCCTGGCAGCACCTTCGTGGTGCCAGAGCCAATGGTTAGCACCGTGGCGCCGCTGGTGATCCGGGTTTCCCAGTACCAAGTGCCGGCGTCAAATGCGCTGGACGTGGTGGCGGTGATCGCCATATCCCAGCCGCCATCGGCTCGGGCAGTGCCGGTAACAGTGGCACCTTCGTGGTTTGTATTCGTGCGCAGGTAGGAGATCAGCGTCCAGCTAGCTGATGTAGCTGCATTGCCGTCAAATTCCACCGCCGGCGGCTCCACCCACCTCACGGTTGTGCCGGCCCGAATGGTGGCGGGAACTGTCATGGCCTCAGGCTATGGATCACCAGCCAGACACGAATCCACCTGGCCGTGGTGCTGGAGCGACGCGGCGCCTGGTGGTCTCGGGTGCGGCTTTCGTTAGGCCGGCTTCCAGTTGATCCCACATCGTGGCGCGGTTGTAGCGCCTGGTCACCAGCTGTAGTGCGGCATAGGCCATGCGGGTGCAGTCGCCGCCCTCGTCGCGACTGCCTGTTGGCAGCACCCAGCTGTAGGTGATCTGGCCCTTGTCGAGCTTGCGCATGCGCTTCCAGGGGAAGAGCTCAGCCAGAAATTGATCGGTGCTGGCCATGCCGACATGCAGGTAACCAGGGCCCGGTTGTTCATTGCGCAGGCGGCCCTGGAGGTGGTTCACGCTGGCGTCGTAGCCGACGTTGTACAGCATCACGCCCTTCTTTGTGATGCTTTTGTTCTTGCGGTTTATATCCACCGGCTCGCCGCGACCCAGCAACGGTTTGCCCTTCTGGGGTGCGCCCTTCATTGGCACCCAGCTTGAGGTGCGGCCCA